GCGGTAATGTTGATTTGTGCCACGCCCTCATCGATCTTCGCCATGACCTGAGTTGCGCTTAATCCGTCAATCCCGTCTTTTTTTAATTTATCATAAACCTTCTTCTTATTGGCCCCAGCAGATCCGCTTGCAATCTCATCAATCTGAGCCTGTGCCGCGTTCTCAGCCTTTTCCGCAGCCTTTGCCGCCAGCGCAGCCGCCTCGGCTTGTTGCTTTGCCGCCTCTTTTGCCGCCTTGTTGGCCTTCAATGGTGACGTTCTGCCCTGATCAACAAGCGCTTGAAGCTCTGCCAGTGACCGAGGGTGCGATTTCTGATCGACAAGATCCACAAATCCAATCTTGCCTGTGTTCCACAGTTCCCACTTTTGGTCGCCCAGAATAGCCTTTTGGAACTGCTCGCTCTTACCTTTCAGCCAATCTTCGAAATTTATATCCCCAGCAACAAACCCGTCCATAGATTGCTGGGTTTTATTGATCGCTTTACTGATTAGGGCAGGGGATAACCCACGCGCCATGAGGGACTTCGTGAGTTCTTCTTTTAGTGTTTCCGCACCAACCGCTGGCAAGGGTTTGTTTGCTAAGTCAGCCCAAGGCTTTAAGACCCCTATGACCGTTGATCGACAATTGAAGTGAGCAGGGGGCGGCGACCAACCAATGCCATGACCGACTGGCTGGAAATCTTTATCCCAAGTCAGCCCTGATCTTGCCTTGCAAATGTCGCTTGTCCGACTGTCCAGTGTTGCCATCCATTGATAGCCGTTGAACAGATCTTCATTGGCTTGGTAGGTGTTAATGATTGCCTCGTTGTTGACCGCCGCAACAGATGACCGAACCAGCGTCTCAGCCTTTTTCTTTGTGGCGTTCATAATGCCATCGGTGAAGTTGTTTTCCTTAGTGCCTCGAACCCGCTGAATAAGGCTCTGCAATCCCTCACCGCCAGCAACGCCCATTCTCATCTGACGAAGAAAGTTTCCTGTCACCTGTGCGTTTTGTTGCTTCCAGTATTCACTGACCACATCGCCCTCAATAAGAACCTTGCCAGCCAAAGACTGTAAGGTTGCCGCAGAGGGCAGTGCCGCGCCCAAAGAGACGCCCAGAGAGCCGTTGATAATGTTTTGTGTGGCTTTAGCGCTGACAGACGCAACCCCACTCAGGCCTTTGCTATTCGCCGCCTTGGCCTTGCTGAAATGCGCCTTCGTTGTCGCCTTTACGTTTTGGAGAAGCTTTGCCAGTCGCCGCGCTCTGTAAGTCGGCCCAACGCCTGTCGGGTCAATCTTTTCCAATTGCTTTTGGATCGACAGCCCAAGATCGTCCAGAATATCTAAAACTTTGACAACCTCACCCTGCTTTAATCTTTCTAAATTTATCGCATGAATGATCGACAGGTCTTGAACCTTGTCGCTTACGTTCAAAGAAGTCGGGGCGATCTTGGGCTTGAGCATCTAAGTCACTCCGCTGCAATGTCGATTGGGTCAGTTTCCTCTAGTTCCTCGGCCTCATCCTCTACGATATCGTCACGATCTAGTTGCGTTTCCTGATCGATCTCGTCACGAATATCCTCAATATTGGCGTCTGGTCTGAGCATTTCACCGCGCTGCAAGTTGTAAAGCATATCAGCCTGACCCATTGCTCCAGCTTGCCAAGCTTGAACAAGTGCTGTCAGTTCTTGCGGGGTCAACTTGGCGTCCATAAAGTCTTTGTTCAGTTCAACACTGATCTCAGCGTCCACGCCTTCCCACTCAGCCATCCACTCAAGCGCCTTAGCAAGCCCCTGAGAAACGGTTTCCGCAATCGATGACAAGATACTGCTCTCGCCGCTTCCGCGTATTCTGAGCGTTTCTGCGGCCTCTGCTGTGCGCTTGCTTTCCTCAAGAAGCTTTGCGCCCAAGAGCGCCATCATAGCTTGCTTGCGATCCAGCGATTTCTCAAGAAACGAAAGTCCCGCCCCTGTGTATTCGAGCATTCCTGTTGATGCGCCATCGCTCAAGAACCAAATCGTCCCAGACCCGATAGACCAAGCGGCGTTCTCAGCGTTCTTCTGGCCCACAATGTAAGGCGTTGGGCTTGATGTCAGATAGTTGCCCTGCTCTAAATCAGCCTGTGTGCGGTAATGTGATAAATTTACATTTACCAGATCCAGAATTGGAGATTTATCAACAGGCGGCGTCAGATCGTTTGGCGATATAAAAATGAACGGGATATAATCTAAACGCTCACCGCGCTTTTTCGGCTCGTAGCTCTCAACGGCTGAATAAACCAGATCGCCGCCAGCATCTTCGCCTTCCTCATAAACGCTGACCTCGTAGCCTTCTTCTGTTAAATTTAAAACACGATAGACGTTGTAGAACTCTGTGCCAAAACCATCAGCTTCGGCCCGTTGGCGTTCTTCGTGCAAGATAACCTGTTCAAGCTTTTCCACCCCATCGTCATTGACCGTGCGCCAGTTAATAATGCTTTCTGCTGGGTAAAGTCTCAGATATGCCTGACCGTCCTCAAGTGTTGGGCGATCAACCAGAACACCGCAGCGCCCCATTGAGATTGTTTCCTCGACAGTCATCTTTGCGAAGTTTGCGAACGGCAACCCTGTCAGCGTCACGTTTTGCAGTAGAGGCTTAATGCGTGATGGAATATCAATGATCGGCTCTTTGCGAAATATCGCACCAACAAGACCCTGCACAGTTCTACCCGTTGCGCCGTAAAACAATGACCTTTTCAGATATTGCCGATAATCATAACTGTCCTGACCCGCTGGCTTGGGCAAATGCTCAACTTCTGCGGCCTTGATCGCGTCCTCACCAGCAATCGCGTCACGAATGCGCTTCCACTGTGATTTATAAATTTCATATTCTCTGTGTTGTGAATTTACTGGCATGATGATCCCCTAGCCAAAATAATTTGCAATCTTGATCGGGCCTACAGCCTGATTTCCGTCAATCGGATGCATTTCATGGATGAGATAGCCAACGGCGTCTGCCATGTGATCCAAGCCAGAAGTCTTGTCGGGCATACTTGAGCCTTCTTTGTAAATTAAGCCTTCGAGCGATTTTATGAGGTTTTTGCACCGTTGATCGATGAAGAGGCGTCTCTCACCATCGCTATTGCAGAGCATCGCGTTCACCTCGTTGATGCGATCCACAATCGGCGGGGCTTTGTTACTTGCCACAACGTCGAAGCCGTACCCTTCCAGAATACTGAAATCTGTCTGACCCACTGCCGCACTTGTCTTTCGCGCTTTGCCGCTGGGGTCTGGATAAACGACTATGTGCCGCCCATTATATTGACCTTTTATCTCTTGCGCCATCAAATCTGTATTGGCGTCTGGAATGCTGATTTCATCTATTGCCCAGATCTCATTGCCAGCTTCGACACAAACCACCGCCGACATGGGGTTGATGTTAAAGTCCATGCCAATGTGCAGCGTCCCGCCTGTGTCCTCGCAATCCGCTAAATTGAATGATCTTTCAAAGGCGTGATAAACACGGCCCCCCTGCGTCTCAAATGAGGCCTCAAACTCTTGTCGGAAAAGCCTGATGTCCATGCTGCGCTTTGCCGCTTCGATCTCTGACGGGGCAACCCTGCCGCCCTCTATGGTTCTAAATCTAAAAGCTTCCCAGTCTGGTTGCTCGTTCGCACCAGAAAATAGGTCATAAAACCAGTTATATCCCTTGGGAGTGCCACAGAATACGGCGCGTCCATTTTTATCAGCAAGGGCAGGGCGCAAAACGGCTGTCCATGTTTCGGGGTTCACGTCTTGGATCTCGTCGATAACCAGAAAATCAAGACCAACGCCACGAAGGCTGTCGGGATTATCAGCGCCACGCAAAGCAATAATAGACCCATTGATAAGTTCGATGCGGAGATCGGTTTCATCTTTTTTTTGGATTTCGTGCTGCGGCACATGGTTTTTTAAATCTTTCCACATGATCTGACGCGCCATCCGATATGTGGGCGCAACGTACCAGCACACGTTGTCAGCGTTCGACCTAGCGCGTTGATACAAGATAAAGCGGGATAGGAACGACTTACCAGTTCGACGCCCAGCGACCAGCACACGAAACCTAGAGCGCGACTGAGCAACAAGCGCTTGCGGCCTTGAAAGCTGAATAACCTCTTCACTGATTTCGGATTGCATCAAGGTCAATGGCCTCTCCCTCTATGACGGGGGCTTCAATCTTTTGTGGTGCAATGTTTATTACGGTTGTCGTTTCGCTATTGTCGCGCCAGCCCATATGAACCTTTGACCAATAAATAGCTGCTTGGACATTTCCCTTGAGCGCCTGCTTGAAAAGTGAACCCGCGACTTGGACGTTTGCTTGCTCTCTTCCAAACTCCAGTTGTGGCCCGTAATATTTCCGCAGCGTTTTCGTGTCGATCTCTAGGCAGTTCGCCGTTTCCCGCTGGTTGCACCCACTCGCCATGCATAGCTTTACAAGGTTCTGTTTCTCAGAGGTTGGCGCGTGTTCTTTGCGTCCCAGCTTTTGGGGGATTTTCTTTGGCTTTTCAGTCATCCAACAAATCCCTTGGATCGTTAATAGTTCCACAGTTGTCACAGATCGCAAAAAGACCTTTGTTCTCAATATTTTGGGCTGAACTTAGCATCACGACCTCAAACCTCATCTCACCGCAATCAACACAATATAGTAACGACATCGTTTCGAGTTCGTTGTGGTTGTTCCCCTTTTCAACCCTTGAAGGATCTAGCTTCTTAAACTCATGAACATTATCTCTTGTCATTTTTATATAAATCCCTTGAGCCGTTTATTACATTTTGTAATTTAAAAAGCAATAATCGCTTTGATCGCCCTCTTGATTATGATAGAAGTTTGGGGTGGCTTTACCTCAACTCAAAGCTTCTCCAAAGGTTTGTTACGATTTCCAGATCCGAGGTTGAGCCGCACGACTTCATTTGTCTGCCGCGTACCGCTCAATGTTTCTGAGCCTCTTGCGTAAATCGTCTCTTTCACGACACAATTCTTCGACCCATTTTTCTAATGTATGCACTGTTCGACGTGAAGCCGCGAGGTTCTTTGAAACGTGATCAATGTTGCGATTGCTATAGGTGTCGGAATATTCGAAGCCCTTGACCTTACCTTCAGCCGTGTAGTCGATAAGGACATCAACACGACACAATCTCAGGTCTTGTCTCGCCGCCCTTGTGCAGTCGTATTTCGAATTAGACAGGAGTTCTTCGCCTAAGTCATTACGATAAACCCAGATGCGCCCATCACCCTCTCTGGCGCTGCTTTCGTGCCGCAGTACTTTTGCAATCACGGCCTCTTTGTCATCAAACAGATTAATCATCGCATATATCGCAATTCTCGTGGGAACTTTCTCAAGAAGGCTTGCAGTAAATCAATCTTCTTAGCCTCTTCTCGGCTGACGTTTCTCTTGCAAGCTTCTAAAGACCGCATGATCCTGTCGTAATCCTCACCAGACAAATCCTTTATGTCGTAATAGTTCACACTTCGATCTGTAAGGTCACCCCGATACCTCATTAGCGCGTCTTTTATGGCCTTTAAGTTGCCGCCAATTCTTTCGTGAATTTCATTGGCGCGGAGTCCATCGTTCCACATCTTTACGATTTGCAAAGTTCTCTTGGAAACCTCTGCACGTTCGTTTCCAATTCCCTTTAGCTCGGCAAACTTTTTGCCGCCGTTTGTTTGATAGAGGCCTTTGTTCACAAGCTTTGCATCTTCTAAAAGCTTTGGGTTTATACTCATGCGCCTTCGGCCTCTCTGATCAGCGTCAACGGATCAAATGTTTCGTCTGTCCAGTTTCTCTCTGGATCGTTAATTTTGCGGTTTAACAGGTCAGCCCAGCTTGCTCGCAGTTGACCATCGTGCAGCCTCGTCTTGATGACCGCTGCGCGTTTGTTGCAATCCACAACACCCCAGATGATCCAAGGGTCTTTCCCCTCGAATATCTGCTTGCCCGAAGGAAACGTTCGTCTCCAAAGGGCAAGTTGCTCGTCACGAACGTCCATTAGCTACCGCTCAACTTTATGTTGAAATTAAGATCAACGGTGATTTTCTGATCTTTGTTTTGTGAGGATGCAACGGCAGGGGCAATATCCTTTAATCTTTGGATGATTGTCTCAACCTCT